AAATAAATGTTAACAAATTTAATATATTTTTTTAAATTATATAAAATTAAAATTAAATTTAAAAAAAATAATTAATTAACTTATTTTTTCTATTTGTGTAATTAAATGTTTATAAAGATTAATTAAATAATTAATAGATACATCAACAATATCAATTATACTTTTACCATTTGTTTTATATCTTAATGTTAATTCATTAACATATAAATGATCAACATTATAACCACAAAATTCAATATCTGGATGATCTTGAATAACTCTTGTAATTAAATTACCTAATGTATGATTTTCATTTACAATAATTAATTGAGCTTCAATTAAAGCTTGATCATTATTATGTTGTTTAATAGCATTAATGATTTTATCTTTAATTTTTTCTAGTTTCATAATAATTATTTGACAAGCATGATTAATAATTGTTTCTTCTGAAATTTGTCTAAAAGAGCAAATTTTAAATTCAAAATTATTAGGATCTAGTTCTTCATAAGAACAAAAACATGATAAATAGTTAGCATTTTTTAATGGTATATTTAAACTTGAAATACAAGTTGCTTTAAATTCTTCACCTTTAATATGTAATCTTGAATTTTCTGGTTTTAGTTTTAAAATTAGAATTGGATTAGGAAATATAGTTTTAATTTGTTTATTATTTATTATAAATTTTACAGATGTTTCTGTTGTAATTGATACAATATCACTTGTATCATTTTTTGCTTCAATAATAATTTGTAGATTATCTAATAGTTTTTTTAAATTTTCTTTTTTTTGATTTTCTTCTTCTTTTGTTAATGTATTCTTATTTTCATAATTAGCTATATTAGCTTCTTCTTCTAATTCTAAAACTTTATTTAAAACACTTGAATCATTTTTAATAATCATTTTATTTGATTCATAAGATTGGTTAATTAATGGAATACTACTTAATCTTAATCTTATATAATCATTATTATATACACTCGTGTTTTTTTCAATAATTATATTATCTGGATCAAATGCAAAAGTAGGTACTAATGTTAATATTACTCTTCTTAAAGTATTAATTATGGTATAATTAATATCTTTACCTTTAATAGTAAAAAATGCATAATTATTATTAAATCCATCAATACTATTTTGTTTTTTTTTTAATACAATTTTCGCATCTAATTTAGACATTTTTCTTTATAATAATATATAATAATTATTATTTTAAATAATTTTATTATTCAATTTTTTTTAATCAGAATCTTTTTCATCTTCATCAAGATTTATAAATAAATCTTCATCAAATTCAGAATATGTTTCTTCATTAAAATCTAATTCTGCTTCAGTATTACTATTACAATCAGTATCATCAGTATCAATATCAATATCATCAGTATCATTATCATCAGTATCATTATTATCAGTATCAGTATCAGTATCAGTATTTATTTTACTATCTGAATTACTATCTGTATTACTATCTGTATTACTATATGTATTACTATCTGTATTACTATCTGTATTACTTTCTGTATTACTATCTGTATTACTATCTGTATTACTATCTGTATTACTATCTGTATTACTTTCTGTATTACTATCTGTATTACTATCTGTATTACTATCTGTATTACTATCTGTATTACTATCTGTATTACTATCTGTATTACTATCTGAATTATAACTATTACTATCACTGCTACTATTAGTATTAGTATCTGAATATTTAGTATTACTATTTTTATTATCTGAATATTTAGTATTATTATTTTTATTATCAGAATATTTAGTATTATTAGTATTTATATTTTTATCATTTCTATTTTGTAATATTTTACTATAATTATTTCCATAGTAATGTTTTTCAATTGATGTTATAATAGTATTAAAAATTTGTATTTTAATTTGATTTAAATCAGAATCTAATTTAACATTAATATATTTATTAATTTTATTACTTTTTAAAATATTATTATAATCAACAAATAATTCATTTGAATAATTATATTTTTTTTTAATATTATCAAAATAAGTTTGATTTATTGATAAATTAATATGTAGTTTTACGTCAAACATAGTATATTTTTCAGGTAATGATGACAATGATATTATAAAACCTTGTGGTTTAATATTTTTTAAATATTCAACCTTTTTTAATATATCATTATAGTAATTTTTATCATTATTTATTATATTATCCAAATCTATATAAGATAAATAAGTATATTTTAATATTTTTGACATTAATAAACAAATATTATTAACAAACTCTTTATCTAAACCAGATATTACTATTATGTATAATCCTTTAAGATGAATAATTGCATCTGTAACAAGTATATTTTTATTATTATTATTAATAATTATATTTGTTGTTTGCGACATATATTATTATAATATAAATTATATAAATATTATTATTTAAATATTAATAATTGATTAAATAGGTTTAAAGGAAAAATAAATATTATTTTTATAATGGAATATAATTTTACAGATGAAATTTTAGATATAATTAAACAAAAAACAATTAATTTATTTAATAAATTAAAAGATCCAGATTCAGAACTAAATCCAGAACTTGATTCAAATTCAAAACAAGAACAAGAACAAGAACAAGAACAAGATCAAGATCAAGAATCAGATTTAAATACAAAACAAAATCTTGAACTAGATACAAAACAAGAAACAAATCTAGAGTCTCAAACTTATACTCAAAATATTAATAGAGATGTATTATCTCAAGATTTTTTAGAAAAATTTAAATTATTTCATAATGACACGAGAGTTAATACAACATTATTAAAATATATAATTCATAAAAAAATAGAAAAAATAAAAGAATCAGATAATTTAATTCTTTTTAAAGAATTAAAAGAATTTACAAATAATAAAGAAATAACTGAATTAATTTGGGAATATATTCATAGTGTTTATCTTTTATATGAATATGCTTTATTAGAACCTAATAAAGAAATATTAACAGCATTAATACAAAAGATAAATGTTGATAATGAAGATGAAAATAATAATTCATTAATTACAATTGATAATAATGATAATTATGATAATAATAATTATAAATATGTTGATGTAGATGCAAATGAAGAAGATATTTTTGATAAAATAAAAGAAAAAAAAGAATATAAAATATTTAATGATGTTTTTAATTCAATAACAAAGAATATGGATGTAGATCCAACAACAGCAAATACTGATTTCATTAATGACATAATGGATGATATTAAAACTAATATTAATAATAGCGATGGTGTTGATGATTTATTTAATTCAACTAAAAATATTGGAGAAAAATATAAAAATATGTTTAATGATGGAAAAATTAATATGAATGATTTAATGTCAAGTATGATGAAAATTATGTCAGATCCAAAAAATATTTCAAATACTATTAAAGATATTAATGTAAAAAAAATACCTGATATGAATAGTATTGTTAATAAATTAGTTACAGAAGTACAAAGTTCTGATGATATAAAAAATATGATGAATTCTAATGAAGTTAAAAATATGATGAATTCTGATATGTTAAAAAATATGAATTTTGATCAAAATAATAAAGATTTTAATCCAATGGATATGTTAAAAAATATGAATTTTGATCCAAGTAAAAAAGATTTTAATCCAATGGATATTATTTCAAATATGATGAATGGATCATCAACAACATCAAATAATGATACACCTTTAACAAATGAACAAATTTCTGAAATGGAAAATTTTTATTCTAATTTAAATATCGGTAATGAAAGTAACTGAGATAATTAAAGCATAAGAAAGAACTTTAATAACTGATATAACATAGACAATGAATGAAACGAATAATTATTAAATAATATTATAAATAATAATATTTAATAATATTATTATGAATCAAGATATTTTTTGGATTGATAATCCAATGATTTTAATTGATAATTATAAAGAAATTATTCCAAATAATAAAATGACTATAATTACTTTATATAATACTATTACACGGTGTTTATTCTATTTAATAATTATAGCTTTATTATTATTTAAAAATAATATTATTTTAATAATTATATTAATAATAATTATTATTTATATAATTATGCTTTATTATAATTATAATAATAAAATAATTAAAACAATTAAAACAATTAAAACAAATAATGTACAAATAAATAATGAAGTAGAATGTAGAGATTCTACAGTAAATAATCCAATGGCTAACCCATATGTAGTAGGAAGTAATTTAAATATTAAAGCTTGCACAAATTTAGATTCTTTAAAAGTTTTAGATAATTTAAGATTTAATGTTTATGAAGATAGTAATAGACCACAAAATATTAAAATTTTGGAACGTTCATATTATACATTACCAGTTACAGATTATCCAAATGATATTAATTCTTTTATTGATGAATTATATAAAACATCAAAAAAATCATGTAAAAAAGATGCTGAAAATTGCGATTCTTATAGAGATTTACGATTTATTAGATAAATTTTGTGAAATTTCTTTTAATATCATTATATTTTCTTTATTCATTAAATAAGGACTTAACATAATATTTAAAATAACAGGTTTATTAGGCTCGGGATCAATATTTAAATAATCTAGTTCAATTTTTCCATCTTGTACAAATTTAATTGAAGGTAATTGAGATTTATCAACATTTATTAAACGAGTACGATTAATATTATTAATTGTAGTCTTTAAATTTTCAAATCTTGATAATCCTGCTGTTTTTGAAATTTCTTCATGATTACCATTTGTTGTAATATCAATTAAATTATAATCATTAACATTTTTTTCATATAAATTAACACAATTTAATAATGGATCAAAACCAATATAATATTTATTTAATCCTAAACCAATACTATTTCCAATATCCCAATATCTTTTCTCTTTATAGTTATCAAGTAAAATACATCCAGAGTCCATAAGATAAAAATTTTTAATTGTTTTTGAAAAATCTTTATCTATTTTATCATTACTACTTAATGTTTCTAAGTATTCAATAATTAAAGGGACTGAAAACATAACATCGGCTTTGACAATTTTAGGTATAATATTATTAACAATATTTAATCTTTCTAACAGCAGTGTATCTAATTCCATTGATAAATTATTATATTTTTATTTTTTTAAATCAATTTTTATATATATTAATTAATATATGACTGAAAAAAAAATAAAATATATAAGTAATGAAATTAAACCATTAACAAATACAATAGAATATAATTATAATGTTGAAACAGAATTAACAAGACCAAAATGTGAACAATTTATTTTTAATAATATTGAGTACTCTTGTGATAGAAAAAAACAAGAGTTTGACACTGGAAAATATATTAATAATCCTTATGGTGTAAGTACTGGATATGATAATTTAGATAACTATAGTTTATTAAAATTTGGCGAATCATCAAGATTAGTTTCAAATACATTAAGAGATATAGATAATGATAGAATATATTTAACATTAAATAATTATAATCGAGAAATAAATTATACTTTACCAGAAGATACACGACATTTAAATAAAAAATATTATATTTAAAATATTATATTTTATAATATAATATATATTATATATTATATATGTCTGGTATATTTACCCGCCCGCAATACGACGATTGTTACCCTGATGAATATACAAAAATGAATAAACCTGCTCATAATTATTCATTTTTTTTAGGTTATAATGTAAGTCCTGCTATGAAAACAAATATGAAAGTTTGTACTAATAATGATAATGAATCATCTAATGATAGTTGTTTTGTTTGTAATTTAAATAATGAAGCGACATTAGATAAAACACCAGAAAATTTTATGAAAATTACTGAAATAGATAATAATTTAAAAGGTTTAAATAGAAATATAACTTATTGTAATGATAAAAAATTTCAAGGTTGTTTCAATAATAATAATTCTGAAGAATGTAAAAATAATATTATTATTAATCCTCAATTATGTAATAGAGAAGTAGCACCAACAAATATGAAAAAATTTGATAATGTATTATTTTAATTATTTAAAAAAAATAATATCTATAATATGTAATATTATATTATAGATGTCAGGAATTTATAGTAGAAAAAACTATGACGATTGTTATTACCCAATGCTAAAAAAGATGACAGAAGGAAGCATTGATAATAATATTAATAATGAAAAAATTCATAATAATTATTGTATTAATAAGAATTTACCATTAAATTCTAGAGCTGCTTATATGAGTAAATTAGATTATAAAAATATACATAATTTAGTTGATTTAGAATCAACTTTAAAAAATATAGACTTACCTTTATCCGAACAAATTAATGGAAGAACTATCTCTGAAAGAAATGTTGTATTAAATAATATATCTAATAAAATAATTAAAGAAGTTTGTAATGATGAAGAATTCACAGATATTAATACCCGTTTAGATTATCCTCCGATTTTTATTAGAGAATCAACTATTACACGTTTTGATTTTCCTATTGTACCTCATACAAGTTATTATTATGATGGATATGAAAATTCTTTACAAATAGGTAATAATCGCAGAGGTATAAATACTAGACTTATGGCTAGAGATAATTTTGTTGATGAAACTAATAATAATAATTGTAATAATTAAAATATATAATATATTTATTTAAAAAAAATAAATATATTAATTATAATTAATAGTATGGAAATAACCGGTTTTGATTCAAAATATCATTCAAATAATATTCAACAAAATCAAGAAATTATTAATAATTTTTTTGGAAAAAGAAGATTAGATGCAAATAATCCAGTAAATACTAATATAATTCCTCCTTCGTCGTGGGGATATTCTGGTGAAAATGGCATGGGAACTGATAACATTCAAAATAATGATAAATTTGAAGATCAATTTAAATTACAAGTTATTAAAAAAAATGATTTTATTAGTTTTAATGAATCAAATAATAATTTTACACCTTTTGATAATACAATTGAAAATAATATTAAAGAATGTTTTTCTATGAATACAAAAAAAAGAGATTTTGAACAATTTAATGATTATAATGAACAAAAAACACCTTTAAAATTAGATATTTATAGCGGTTCCTCACGAAATTATTTTAGTAAAACAGAAATAGAACCATTTTTTCAACCTGCTAAAGATATGTCTTTTGTTAATGGTATGGGTGTTGTAATAGATCAAATTGAAGACAGATATACTGATTCAATTAGACTTGAAAGAAGAAATGAAAGACCTTTTGAACCTGAAACTGTTGGACCAAATGCTAAAGGTAAATATACAGGATATCACGATACAACACGTGTATTACCTAAATTAACAGATGAATTAAGACGCGCGGATCAACCTAAATTATCATATACAGTAGAACCTATTCAAGGAAAAACTTTTAATAAACGTGAAGTAATTACACCATTAGTTAAAAGATATCCTGAAAAATTTAAAGAATTAAGTGAAAAAGATTTAATACCTAAATCACAAGTTTCATCAGCTGCTATCAGAGATAATTATAACTTAATTTTAAGTAATAGATCTGTTTTATCAACAGAAATGTGCGGAGGCCCTAAAGATCAAGTAAATCATAAATTTGATATTAAAACTAAAGGTATATCAAAAGAATCATCAAAAAATAAATATGAAGAATTAGAAAATTCAAATATATCAGGATTAGTACAAATATTCAATAGTAATAAAGATAGTATTAAATTACCAGAATTAGAAAGAAATGATTATCAAATCGATTATAATAATGTTAATAATCAAAATAAAATTCAAACTTATAATCTTAATAATTTGTCTAAACCTACAATAAGACAAACTTTAAATAACGTTGAACATAATAATATTAATACAGGAATTAATAAATCTCAATGTTATGATCCAAAAGATGCTACTAAAAAAACAATAAGACAAACTTTAAATAATATTCAACATAATAATATGAATACGGGAATTAATAAATCTCAAAGTTATGATCATAATGATGCAACTAAACCTACAATAAGACAAACTTTAAAAAATGTTGAACATAATAATATGAATCCAGGAATTAATAAATCTCAAAGTTATGATCCTAACGATATCACTAAACCAACTATAAGACAAACTTTAAATAATGTTGAACATAAAAATATGAATACAGGAACTAATAAATCTCAATGTTATGATCCAAATGATGCAACTAAAGCAACAATAAGACAAACTTTAAATAATATTGAACATAAAAATATGAATACAACTACTAATAAAATGCAATCTTATAATCCAAATGATACAACAAAACCAACAACAAGACAAACTTTAAATAATATTGATTATAGTAATATTATTGTAGCTGCTAATAAAATGCAAAGTTATGATCCAAATGATACAACAAAAACAACAACAAGACAAACTTTAAATAATATTGATTATAGTAATATTATTGTAGCAGCTAATAAAATGCAAACAATGTTATCTGATAAACCTAAAATTACTATTAAAGAAACATTACCTATTTCAGAATATAATAATGTACAAACAAATAAAAATAATGTTTTGCCATTACTCGATAAAGCAAAAACTACTAATAAAGAAAATATAAATATAGATGTGTTAAATAAATATAGTAATATTACTCTTAATAAAAAAAATATTTCAACTTTATCTAATGAAGCAATAACAAAAATAAAACAAATTTTAGATAATATTAATAATACAAATATTCAAAATATACAAAAAAAATCCACAACTGAATTACAAGATAAAGCTAAAGCTACTATGCAATTACCACACTTTAACAATCAAAATATATCAGCTTATAAAAATATTAAAATTACAGATATTGAAAAATTAAGACGTACTATTAGAGAATTAACTAATACAGAAATTATAACTGCACCTTGTGGTGCGGATATAGCTACTACTGCTTATTTAAATGATATTGCAAAAAGAACAATTAAAGAAACAACATTATATGAAAATAATGGTAATTTACAATCAATAGATGGATCATTTGTTAATACATACGAAACACCAGAAATTACATTAAAACAATTATTAGATTATAATGATTATTTATCTATTGTACATAATAATAATGGTACTTATGCATATGACCCGAATGATAAAGCAAAAATAACTAATAAACAAGGAACAATTAGTTTTAATTATGATAATCATGCACATAATCCAATGTATGGAGGATATCAAACTGAAAAATATGATATACAAAATACTCTTAAAGATATTACAAAAGTAGTAGATTATTTAAATAATCCTAATGCATCTATGAATGGTAATGTATTAAAAGATAATTATTTAAATGCTCAATTAAATAGAGTTAAAGAAGAAATTACAAAAAATAGAGATCCAACGCCAGTTGGAAATTTTCAATTACCAGATTCAAATAATATAAATTTATTATTAAAAGATATGCCAAATATTAATTATATTCCTGGACCTATAGTTCGAAAAAATAATATAGATGATACAATAAATATGATTTTAACATCATATAAAAATAATCCATATTATGGTGATAGATTAGATGTATCATTACAAGATTCATTAAAAACAAATCAAATAATTAATAATATGGTTCATAAATCAAACTAATTTAATATCTAGATTTTCAACATCTTCTTCAATATAATTTTTTATTATTTTAGATTTATTATCTTCAATTAATTTTGTAATATAATCATATGCAGTATTTATATGTGTACTGCATTTTCCACCTGTTATTATAATGTTTCCTGTTTTAAATACTAATATTGTTACAATATAATTTTGTACTGATAATTCAATATTTATAGCTGCATGAATATCAGGTTTTAGTTTTGCTTTAACATGAGGTAAATCATCTTTCTTAATTATTTTTAATAATTCTTCTCTATTTATTTCTTTTCCAATACCAAAATTAGTATTAATCATCGATATTTTAAAATTAGATATTTCTAATTTGTCTGCATCTTCAACTAATTTTATTTCTTCACCGTCTACAATATAGGTTTTTTTTAAACATTCAATTAATTTATTTAATATTATTAAATTATCTGAAATATTTTTACTTCCCGTCATTTGTACAGAACCATTTGTAAATAGTTTAGTATTTATTTTTTTATTTTCATCAACAGCCATTAACAAAGTAATTTGATTAAAAAAATTATTAACTTTTTTTACTATTTTTTTTGTCTTTTTTTTCTTTTCCTTCTTTTTATATTTATCATCAATTGTTTTACATTCATTTTTATAACTTATTAATAATAAATCATTATGTGATACTTCTGCATTATTTGCCACATGTTCTAAATTTACACTTGTATTTAGATAACCTGTTGCAGTAATAGTTGATGTATGAACTGCTTTATTAATTAGTTTTTGGTCTTCTATTAAAAGATCCATTTAATATATTTAAAGATAAACAACTCTTTAAATATATTAATTTATCAATTTTTTTTTTGGAATTAATAGTAAAAAATTGATAAATTTATATTATATATATATATATAATATAGAATACAATATGATTAATAATAATGAAGGATACTTACATTTAATATTAGGGCCTATGTTTGCTGGAAAAAGTACAAAATTATTTAATATTATTAATAATATTAAAAAAGACGAATCATTTTTAATAATTAAACATATTAGTGATCAAAGATATAATTCAAATTTAACAACTATTATTACACATGATCAAAAAACAATGGAATGTATAAGTTTAGATAAATTATTAAATATATTAAATAATCAAAAATATATTAATAGTAAATATATTTTTATTGATGAAGGACAATTTTTTTCAGATATTAATAATTTTATTGAAATAGCTTTAGAAAAAGATAAAAAAAATATATATATTACAGGATTAAATGGCGATTCAAATAGAAAACCATTTTATAATATTTCAAAATTAATATCTGTTGCAGATAAAGTTGATATATTACATTCTAAATGTAATTATTGTAGTGAAAATAAAGGTATATTTACTTTAAGAGATGCTTCCAAAAATAAACAAAAGAAAATATTAATAGGTGATGATAAAATTTATAAATCAGTATGTAGGAAACATTATATTCAATATAATAATAATTAAAAAAAATTGAAAAAAAAACTTATTGTTATTTTCATGATTAATTCATAAATATGAAAATGGCATTCTTTAGAAGACTTATGGCATTCTTTAGAAGACTTATGACATTCTTTAGAATACTTAAAAAAGAACTAAACAAAATTACAATGCATTGTGATTTTGATGCAAATAAATATAGAGAACTAAAAAATATATGTATAAATCGAAGAATTCAATTTGAAAGCTTTACTATAGACTTCGAAAATATATCTAGAGATACAATTCTAAATATTTTTAATTATTTAAAATCTAAAAATTATTTAGTTCATTATATTGATAATTTCAATATAACTGAAAAATTTGCTGCAGAATACTTTAAATTCTGCTTAGAAAATCCTCAAATTGATTTAGGATGGAAAGCTTGTCCATTATATAAATTAGATGCTAATATGCATACTCTTTTAATAACATTATAATAGTTTTAAGATTACTTTATGCAAAGTTAGATACAGAAATAGTGTAATATTATTAATTTATTAATGCACGATTAATATATTTTTTATAAAACTCATCAATTGACAATCCAGAGTATTCAAATTCAAATTCATAATAAGTAGATTTAGCATATTCAGTTTGATATTTTATAAAATAACCTAATTTATTAAAATAATTACCTACTGACCAACGAGTTGCACCATCAGTATTTCTCACTGAATACATTATATAAGGTAATTCTTTAACAAGATGTAATACATCATTAAGTTCTAAATGAAATTTTATTAATTTTTCTAAATTCCAAAAAATATTATTTTTCATATTCATATAATATTCATTTGACCTTAGAACCATATTATTAAATATATTCAAATATGACTCAATATTATTTTTTGATAAAACAACATGCCTATCAGTATAACCACCATAATGTTCACTATTAGGAATCCATATATAATTTTCATTCATTAATTCTACTTTTGGATGAGGTAAAGAAAAAATATAATCACTTCTTGTAATAATAAATCTATCATATTCGTTAATTAAATTATTATCAATTATATTTTTTAATAAAAACCATCTAAAAAATATTAATATACCAGCAGAACCAGGATGTTGATCATAATCATCTTTAATTCCTCCTAAAAACTGGTCTTTTATTTTTAAAAATTCACGCCAATATAAAGGTTTTTTAAATGTAATAACATTTTCCATTAAATTTTCATTACTAATATTATTATGTAAATCAGATGATTTTATTCCATAAACTGAATTTTTCCATAAATCATCTGAAAATTTTTTTGTATGAATTACTATTTCTTCATCATCAAAATCAAAATCATTAATTTTTTTTTTATTTTCATCAATAGTTCCATAATAAGTAATATTTTCAGTAGATTGTTCTGGAATTTGTATTTTACCATATAATCCATTAACATTATTTAAACATTCGTATTTTTTTTTATTTTGAATTATATTGTAAGCATAATTAAAAGCGTCTCCAAAATCGTCTGGTTCATTATAAGTAAATTTATATTTTGCTAATTTATAAAATGGATTATTATAATCATAATCCGGTTTTACACCAATACATAAACATAAATCCGCATTTAACTCATCTAAAACATTTTTTTTAAAAATATCAAAAGTTAATTCACTTGCTCTAGTTTCACTCAAAATTATAACAAGTGTTTTAGACATTTATAATATAAATTAATTTATATTATAAAATAATTAATATAAACATAATATGTTTATATTAATTATAAATGAAAATAGTATCTTGGGATATTGGAATTAAAAATTTAGCATATTGTATTATTGAGAATACAGATATATCAGAAAATCCATATATAATTCATAATTTAGATGTTATAAATATTATAGAAGATAATAAATGTTCTTGGATTGATTGTAGTTGTAATGTTATAAAAACTACATGTTCTTATTTAGGAGAAAAAATGTTTTTTTGTAAATCTCATAAATCATATCATAATGTATTGACAACTAAATGGGAAAATACAAAACAATCTATTAAAGATTGTGAAAAAGATAATTTATGTAATATATGTCAAAAAAATGCAAAGTTTAATTTAAATAATAAATTTTATTGCACAACTCATAAAACAAAACTTATGAAAAAATGGGATTCTGATATAGAATTAAAAAAATTTAATTCTGCAAAAGTAAAAAATACACCAGTTATGGATTTAAAACTTAATTTAGTTAATAAATTAGATAATATAAAAGAATTATTAGTTGTTGATGAAGTATGTATTGAAAATCAACCTGCTTTTAAAAATCCTCGTATGAAAGCAATTTCAGATACACTTTATACTTGGTTTATTATTCGTGGAATGGTTGATAATAAAACTATAAATAAAATACATTTTATTTCTCCATCAAATAAATTAAAAATAGAAGATAAAGAAGATGAAATTAATGATGAAATAGAAAATTCATCAAATAAATATAAAACTACAAAAAAATTATCAATTCAACATTGTAAAGAAATATTAAAATATAATCAAGATTATATTAAAATGATTGAAAAATTTCCTAAACAAGATGATTGCTGTGACGCTATAATGATGGCAATTTATTATTTTAAAAATAATAAAAAGTAATATTTATGTTTTTTTCATTAATTGTAATAAATTACTATTAAAAGAATGTAAAGGTTTAGATCTTTTAAGTTTTAAATTATTATTTATATTTTTGATTTTAATATTAGTTGGAGTTATTTCATTTGGTATAATTTCTAATATACCAATCAAAGGTATCATAGGTGGTAAAATATAATTATAATTTTTTGTTAAAGAGTTCAAAGAGTTTCTAAAATCATCAATTGATAATGGTCCTCCGAAAATATTTAAAGATTGTCTTGGTGGTGATGAACATATATAATCATAATTTTTATATTGAATATTATTTAAATCACATATCTTTTTTTTAAAAAAGTTTAATAATGAATATATTTCCCATACTTTATTATCATTTGTATTTAAATTATATGCTTGTGCACAATTAAAAGAACAAAAACAACCATATAAATGAAATGTATCATTTATATATTTTTCAGGTAATCCAATTGGAATAGTATCAAATTGATGACAGCACCACCAGCAACTTGTATTTGTTGTTGTCATCCATTCTATTTTATTATTATTAATATTATGTATTTTTACATCACATATATGACATTCTTTTATATTTATAATTGGATTAATATGTCTTTCTTGATTTATTTGTTCTTCTAATTCTTTTATTTTATCTGTAAGATTAACATTTTTTTTCTCTAATATTTCACAATTATTACAAAATAATTTATTTAAATTGTTATTATTGTTACTGTTGTTACTATTATAATTATTTATATTTGATGTTTTTACATTATCATTATTATCTTTATTATCTTTATTATCACAATTAATATTTAGATTTATCTCTTCTATACTTGAATTTTTATTTTCAGAAATTATTTTATTTTTCTGTTTTGTAATTTTTAAAATATCTTTATTACTAATTGGTAAATGTGCAATAATACAGTTTGGATAGTCATTATTATTAATTATTGTTTTATTTAATTCAATAATTTTTCCTGTTGGTTTTCTACCTCTTTTTTTTTTAATAATATTATTGTTATTATCTTCATTAATATTATTAGTAGGTGTTGTTATATTAATTATTTTTGGTTTTCTACCTCTTTTTTTTTTAATTTCTTCATTCATAATTATATATTATTATATTATTATTTCTTTATTTTATTTTTAATCTGTTTTTTTTTAGTTTTTTAATATTTGTATTAATATTAATATCAGTAATATCAGTAATATTTGTATCACTATCTATTGTATCAGATACATGAATTCTTTCAGATGTTAAATCATCATATTTTGTTTTTATATTATGCGGTGTATTTGATTTTAATTTATTTAATATATTATTTAGATTTGGTTTTCTAATTGATGTATTTTGACCACCCATATTTGGCATACCCATATTTGGCATACCCATATTTTGACCACCCATATTTGGCATACCCATATTTGGCATACCCATGTTTTGCATACCCATGTTTTGACCACCCATGTTTTGACCACCCATATTTGGCATACCCATATTTTGACCACCCATATTTTGACCACCCATATTTGGCATACCCATATTTGGCATACCCATATTTTGACCACCCATGTTTTGACCACCCATGTTTTGACCACCCATATTTGGCATACCCATGTTTTGTATATTTTGCATTTTTTGTTTTTCTTCTAACATTTTTTTATACATATTTTGTTGTATTTGTTCTGGTGTTAATTGTTTTTCTTTTTCTTCTTCTGCTTTAGCTCCTATATTTTTTTCTATTGTACCAGATAATGTACTTTGTAATTTAGACATAATATTAGGATTATTTTTAGCTATACTTTCTAATCCTATATTTTTTGTTAATGCATTTGTTGCATGAAACGATGCACCACTTGCACCAATCATTAATATTAATTTAATTTCTGGTTCCATTTTAGTTCCTGGACCTTTATATTTTTCATATATTTCTCCAAAAATATCATCATAATTTTCTGAATTAGTTTTCATTTGTTCAGACCATCCTTTTAATTGAATACCAAAAGGATCAAACCTAGTATTTAAAAATTCAATTGCTGAAATAGCATTTAATAAAAAACTTTTTGATAAATTAACACTATATTTTCTATTTTCTAAATCAGATTGATATAATATTTCCATTTCCATTTCTTCTAAATCAGAATTAATATTATATTTTTTTGTTAATGTTCTTCCAGCTCTTTCAATATCAAATAATTTTGCTAATAATTCCATTTTTCTATATTTTTTCTTTTTCTCTTCATCTAAAGGATTTTTTTCTATATAAATTGGAGGAAATGTTTTTTGTTTAGGTATTTCATTTTGTTGATTATGTTGATATTGTTGATGTTGTTGATGTTGTTGATATTGTTGATGTTGTTGATGTTGTTGTTGTTGTGTAGGTTCTAATTCTAAATGTTTTTCAGATTCTATCTGAGAAAATATTTTAGCTGATTTATTTGATTTAGTTGATTTATTTGATTTAGTTGATTTATTAGATTTAACTGATTTTGAAGAAATTGAAGATATTGAAGATTTATTCGAATCACTATAAATTGATTGTACTTTTTTATCACTATTAAAATCACTTAATTCACTATCGCTATTAACATCAATAGGTTGTTTGACGTTTATTATTTTTTCTTTAGGTTTTAGTTTAGAATTATCAGCTAATAAACTAAAATGCAAATCGGTATCTGTATTTAAAAATGGTTTTTTATTATCATTCATTTTAAAATATTATAGATTGTTATTTAATAAATATTTACGCAAACATTTTTTAAATATTTTTAAATTTTTTAAATATTTTTTAAATATAAATCATATTCATAATAATTATTTATTTTTTCTTGAGTTATATATATATTTGTATAAACAATATAAGACATTATTATAATAAAAATTACACCAACTACTAATCCATTATAACAATTATATGCACTTATAAAACATATAATACTTAATATACATATTCTAAAAATAACATCATCAAAAATATTATTTAAAATATTATTCATTATTATATTATTTTATATATTTTTTTTAACATAATAACTAATTCTTATATATATTGCAAGTATAATAATAGTTGATATTATTGATACATCTAATTTAAATTAGATTGTAAATAACAAAATAAAAATATTATTTTTTAGCATAATAACTAATTCCCATATATATTGCAAGTATAATAATAGTTGATATTATTGATACATCTAATTTTAAATTAGATTGTAAATAACAAAACAAAAATATTATTAAATATTGTAGTGGTTCATTTTTTGTTATAAATTGTTGTATTTGATCATATTTTGGATTAGAACTTAATAAGCATACATAGTGTGCTACAAAAAGTAAAGATATTACTTTAACATATTCATGAATAGGTGATGATAATAATTTTTGTTCTAAATATACTTGATTTAAAGATTTTTGTTCTGAATTATTTTCATCTTTTTTTTGTTTATCATTACACGACATTATATAATATTATATATATTATATAATATTTTTAATATAATATATTATATATTATATTATATTAATTATTATGTATTCAACAATTGAAGAAGCATGGGGAGAACAAAAATCATTAAATACTAATACTAATTTAAATACAAATACTAATTTAAATACAAATAAAGAAACATTTACAAGTAATAATAATTTAAATACAAATACTAATTTAAATACAAATACTAATTTAAATACAAATAAAGAAACATTTACAAGTAATAATAATTTAAAAAAAACAGATGAAGAAAATGAATATAACAAAGAATATAATAATGAATATAAGAATGAATATAAAAAATGTAATAAAAAAATTAAAAATAATATAATTCAATCATTTTTAATTGGATTTTTAATAATATTAATATTACAACTTATAAATAATAAATTTTTAAATAATTCAATTAAATAAGTATAAATATATATTTTTATTTTATAAAAAATATATATAATGAAAAATATAGTTATTAGTGCAGGTGGAATTAATATTCTTTCTTTACTTGGTAGTTTAAAATATTTAAATGAAAATAATTTATTAAATGATACAAAATGTTATTTTGGTGTTTCTGCTGGTGCTATATTATGTACAATGTTAGCATTAGATTATACAATAGACGAAATGAAAGAATTTTTTATTAATTTTAATTTATTAAAATTTGTTGGAGAATATGATATAACAAATTTTATAAATAATTATGGTTTTTCATTAGGAGAATCTCGAGATATAATAGGACAATCAATTATAATTTATAAATTAGGAGAAGAGAATAAAGACTATACATTTAAACAATTATATGATAATAAAAAAAAAGAATTAAATATTTTTTCAGTTTGTGTTGAAGATAAAACTGTATGGAGATTTTCACATAACAGTAATGAAAATGTTCCAATTTGGAAAGCTATGGCTTCTTCTTGTAATATACCATTTATTTTTTCACCTATTACTATTAATAATAATACATTTATAGATGGTGCAACCGTCAATCCTTATCCAATTAATTATGTTAATGAATTTGAAATGGATGATACAATAGGTTTATGGATTAATAATAATAATAATAATATTACATATTTAGATAGTTATCCAAATTTAAAATATTATTTAGAAATATTATTTTTATATATATCATCAAAAATTCTTTATTCTTATAAAAATACAATTAAAATATGTATTCCAGAAAAATATAAAAATTATACATATAAATTTGATATATCAAATGAAGATAAAAATATATTAATTGATATTGGATATGATATTACAAAACATCATTATAATATTATGGCTAATGAAAAAAAAATACCAAAATTAAAAAAAAGTAATTCTTGTATTTTTTAAATATTATTAATTTTTATTTTTTAAATCTCATTTTTATATTTTTTTATTTGTTCTTCATAAGATAAATTATTTTCTTTATATTTTGGTAAATTATTTAATAAAAATCTTGCATTTATACCTGTTTCATTTGTATCATATAATTTAGAAATATTATCTATACTATTCAAAACAACTAGTTCTAAATTATATGGAATTAAATCATTACTCGTATTCATATTTATATCATCTTCAGACCTTTTAATTTTTTCAAATTCATTTACAAATTCATTTTTATTGATTTTTTTAAATTTTGTTATTTCTTTTTTTCTTTCTTCTATTAATTTTTCTAATTTTGTATTAAATTCTTGAATATTTAATAATTTTTCATTACTATCATGTCCATGTGATTTATTATATTCTTCATTTAAATGATTGAAATTTTTTTTTTCATAATTAGGTTTTGCTATTTGTGATTCAGTTTTTAATTTTGTAAAATCCCATTTTATTAATCTTAATTCATTATATAGTTTTTTTAATTCTTTATTACTTAAAACATTATATGCAATAGTAATTAATTCATAAACATCTGTATCTGAAACAGTATCTGAATTAAAATTAGAATGATTTTTATCAGGATGATATTTTAATATTAATTTTTTATATTGTTTTTTAATTTCTATATCACTTGCATCTATATTTATATTTAATACTTCATATAAATTTACATCATCTTTAATAATATCTTCTATATTTATATTATCCATTAATAAATAATATTATTTTTATCTTTTTAAATTAATATAATATGAGTTTAGATAAAAAAAAATTTAAAGCTTGTATGGTATTAGCTGCTTTAGGTGATGTCATTGGTTTTAATAATGGTATTTACGAATTTAATAATTCAAATGATTTTTCAATAAATACTATAGGAGATAATTATATAGTAGAGGGATCGCATTATTCAAATTATATTATTTTTGATTTTATAAATACATGTGGATTTTATAATTGTCCTCTACCAAATATGACTATTTCAGATGATACTATTTTTCATTTATCAATGGCTAAAGCATTTATTGAATCAAATGAAAATAATTTTTTAGCAAATATTGAAAAAAATATGATAAAAGAAATTAATACATCTGAAAAAATATCAGAAATAATAAATAAATATAGAGTCGGTAATGTAACACTAAATAGTTTAATAAAATTAAAAAATGGCGATAACTGGTTAAAATTTCCTTATAAAGAAAATGACGGTGGGACTGGTGGTTGTATGCGTACAATGTGTATTGGATTGATTTATCCTAATATTAATCAAAGAGAAAAATTAATTAAATTAGCATTATTATCAACTAGAATTACTCATAATAATGCAATAGCTTGGTTAGGTGCAATTACAAGTGCATTATTTGTATCTTTAGCTATTAACAATATTGAACCAAGTAATTGGATATTTGAATTAATATCTTTATTAGAAAGTAGTATTATTGATAATATTGTTGAAGAAAATATACCAAATGATTATGTTAATTATATTAAAGATAAAAAAATCTTTGTTGATAAATGGAAAAAATATCAACAAATTAGATTTGATAAATATAAATTTAAAGAAATTAAATTAATGATGATGCCGAATTATAGATCTAAATTTTTTCATGATATGTTTCATTTTAATAAAAATAGAATATATCCTGGTGCAGGCGGTGATGATTCAGTCATAATTGCATATGATGCATTATTAGATTCAAAAGATAATTGGGAAAAACTAGTTGTTTATTCTATGTTACATGTTGGAGATTCAGATACAACAGGTACAATTGCAGGAGCTTTTTATGGTGCAATGTATGGTATTACCAATATATCTAAAAGAATGACAAAAAAATTTAATATGACAAAGGAATTAAGTGATATAGGTTTGCAATTATACAAAACATCTATAAAATTAGCTGATAAATAAAAATATGGATTTTTTGAGTGTTTAGTCCAGTCAATAGCCTAACTTAACTAATTATTTATGAGATTCCTTGAATTCATCAATAATTTTTTGAAGATAACAATTTTTAACAGCATCTCTTAAATCCTCAATATCAGATCGTAAAAATTCTATACTCTTTTCGATTTCAGTAATATTTTGTTCATCTATTTTATCTTTGATATGAGAGATATCTTTTTCTAAATCATTAATACTAATATTGACTGCGCTTATATTATAATTTATTTTATCAGAATAATTTGATAATTTCTTATCTAACTTTTTAAATAATTCTTCTTTTTCCTCTTTTAATTTTTTTTCTCTCAAGAAAAGAGAATTTCTAATTTTTGTCAATTTTTTTTTTTTTTTATCAAAAAATTCTCTTTCTTCAGCTAATCTCGCTCTTTCTTCAGATAATAGGGCTCTTTCTTCAGCTAATAACGCTCTTTCTTCAGCTAAAGTCGTCATTACTAGTAGCACATTAAATAAAATGATAGATATCTTATAGATTAAAATATTCAATTTTTTTAATTAAATATTTTAATTTTATAAAAAAATAATAATATATATAATTATCATAAAAATTATATATATATATATATTATACTATATGTCTGAAAAACAAGAAAAACAAGAAAAACAAGAAAAACAAGAAAAAAAATCAGTACGTCTTGATGATTTTAAAACAATATCTATTCACAAAAATGAAAATAATATAAAAATAACATCAAATAATTCTAAAAATCATACTGAATTAAATATGAATAATGAAGATATTGTAGAATTGTTTGTAATAAATAAAGAAAATTATATGTCAGAAGTTAATATATCCAAAATAAAATATGTATTAATAATATTATTAATATTATTTGCAGCTTTTTCAATAATTACTTCTGTATTTGCATTCCAATATTATAATGAAACAAAAAATAATGTTTTATTTAAATATGCGAATGATGATTTTAAAACAAAACTATATTATTTTTGGATAATGATATTATTAAATATTATTTTTTCATCATTAGTTGTTATATTAATTATAACATCATTATTTATTACAAAAATACAAAATATTTTTATGAAAATGTTTATATATCTAATTATTTTAGGTGTCGCAGTTATAAATTTTATAATTAATTATTACCTTACAATATATCCAATCTTTGATTATGAAGAAAAAGAAAAAAATAATCAAATATTACCTAAATACTATTTTAATCTTATAACTTATGTTGTATATATTCCAATTTGTTTATTAATATTAATATTATTTTATTATTATTCACATGATAATACACCTAATTAATATTTATATATTGTTAGATACAAATATTTAATTTATTAATATAAATTAAATATTTTATTTTATAATTTAAATAAAATCATCAAGTTTATTCTGCTTATTCATAATTTGTATTTGTCCACATTGTTTATTATTATGATAAAAGTTTTGTTCATGATTTTGATTAATCAAAAAAACTGTTGTCATTATAATAATAATAATAAATAATATCATTATCAAAAATATTATATTAGTAATCACTGATATATTTTGCTCAGGTTTAATTTCTAGTTCATTATCATCGCCATTACTATTGTGATCAGGATTAAGATACATATCAAGAAGATTTTCATAAATTTTTAGCTTTTTTTCATTAATAAACATTAGATTAATAAGTTTATCTTGTTCTTCATTACAAATAGAATATAAAAGTTGATTTGCTTCTTGCTTCCAACTTTTTATATTATTATGATTAGGATTATTATTAATACTCATAATTAGTTCTAGATATAATTCATAATTGTTAGGTTTTATAAATTGCGAATTTGTAATTTCAAAGTTATGTAAGTTATCTATAAAAGTCTTTGTTACATCATAATTATATTTATCTTTATTTGTGATGTAAAAAATACTAATCTGTTGAAGTTTATTCTTTATAAAAGTATTTTGTATTTTAAGTTCTTTAATAATATTTTCATTTTCTTTTTTATGTTGGTCGCTTGTATTTAATAACATTTCGATATTCATATTTTTTTGTTCTTTAATATTAGTTTATTATTTTATATAATTGAAATTCAATTTTTTTAAACTAATAAATTAAATTTTTTTGTACTTAGTTAATGTAGTGATATAATTTAAGAATAATTACGGTTGTTGTTATAAAAATAACACTTATCATAATACAACTATTAAATTTTTTATTTTTTTTATTATACTCAATATGTTCAATATTTGTAAGCTTCTGTTTGAGAAGAAGTAATTTAATAAAAAGTTTATCTTCTTTTTCATCACAAATTATATTAAATAATATATCTGCTTCTTGTTTATTACTTTTAATTACTTCAGGAGTGTTGTTTTGAAGATAAGTAGATTTTGAATATTCTAAATATCTATTCATATTATTTCTATTAAAGTTAATATAATATCTTATAAAATATACTTCGTCGCCAAATCTTGCTTGAAGGTATTCTACATCTTTAATATATTCTTTTTCAATAAAGTCTTGTAAGTTTTTAAAAAAAGTTTCAGCTATTTCATAATCATATTTACCATTATATGTGATGTAAAAAATACGAAGTTGCTTTAGCTTTGTCTCTATTATAATAATTTGCTCTTGTAATTCGTCAATTATATTATTATTATTGGATGCATTCATATTCATTTTTATTACTATTACTATTACTATTTTTTTAATAAAATTGAAATTCAATTTTTATTTGAAAAAAAAATATTTTGTGATATTTTTACTTTTCAATAGTCTAAAGAGATATAATTTATTACAGACATTTAAAATAAAAAAATTGAAATTTTTTTTTATTGTTATATTTATTATTTTAAAATACTATTGAACATCAAACTGTGTAATATGTCTTATACATTTACATATGATGAAATGATTGAAGAACTTTATCTCCAAAAGAAAGAACAAAATGAAGAGTTAAAAAACGAGCTTGATCTGATGAAAGAAAATCTCGATGAAATCGAAATCACGAGATTGACAAATAATCACAAAAAAAAAATCGCCAATCTTCAGTCTAAGATTGACAAATTATCGATTGAAGCTATTATACAAGCTACTGAAGCCGCTACTGAAGCCGCTACTGAAGCCGCTACTGAAGCCGCTACTGAAGCCGCTACTTAAGCCGCTACTGAAGCCGCTACTGAAGCCGCTACTGAAGCCGCTACTGAAGCCGCTACTGAAGCCGCTACTGAAGCCGCTACTTAAGCCGTCACATCTTGAGCTACAACTTGAGATACTACTTAAACTACTGCTTGAGCTAGTGATTAAATTGTTATGTTTTTTTGCAACTTTTAATTTGAAGTTGCAAAAATCAAACTAATTATTCAGCTTTTTTTTTATATTGCATTTAGAACTCAAGTCTTAAACTCTTGTTACATTTATGAGACTGCATATAAATATATTATATTAACAACTGTATTTAGCTATTGAGCTTAGATATCTCTAATTTTTAGTTGATAAACTATCAGAGTTTTTATCAATATATCTTATAAATAAAAATATTTAGATATAGCTTAAGCTATCTTGATCTGTCTTAAAGCAATTTAGTTTAAATATTCATCATAGTATTTATATTTATTTTCATCATATTGATATTCATCGTCATTGTCATTGTCATTGTCATTGTCATTGTCATTGTCATTGTCATTGTCATTGTCATTATAGTTTTTATAATATTGGTTTTTATCTTCAATTCTAATTTCAATTACAGGATCAGCTAAAACTTTAAGATGATAAAGGTAATCTTTGAGTTCATAAATCTCATTCTGAAAATTTTTATGGCATTCCTCAATCTGTTTATGAAGGAATTCAATAGTTTTATTAATATTAGCTCCAGACTTAAGATATAACTTGATTTTTGCCTCAAGATTAGCTTCAGCATCAGACTTTAAAAAAAATCCAAGCTCAGACTTACGCTCAAGCTCTATATTAATCTCTATCTTGATCTTCAATATTTCTTTCTCATATATCTTGTAATACATCTTTAATTGGTTTATGAGATTTTCAATCACTTCATATTGCATAATGATTCACAAACATAATAAAATAAATATAACAATAAAAAAAAATTTCAATATTTTTTATTGTTATTTAAAAATCTCTAAAATCTACTACACTTGGAATATATCTTCTACTTTCTGACTTTAGCTCTGTATCTAGCTCTGTATCTAGCTTTGTCTCTAGTAGCTCTAGTAGCTCTAGTAGCTCTAGTAGCTTAAACAGCTGCTTCGGTTGTGACTTGAGCCGCTGTTGGAGCTTCGGTTGTAGCTTCATCAGCGGCTTTAGCAGCGGCTTTGAGATCATTGATCTCAATTGAGCACATCATTTCTGTGACTTGAGCCACTGTTGGAGCTTCGGTTGTAGCTTCATCAGCGGCTTTAGCAGCGGCTTTGAGATCATTGATCTCAATTGAGCACATCATTTCACACTTTGTTATCTCCTTACTGATACGTGTAAACATCACTTGTTTAAAATCTTCAGGCATTCTAGCTACCATATCACTAGTGAGGTGTGGTAGCTTGTAAGTTTGGAACTCTTGAATCTCAGGATTAAGTTCAATGAGCTTCTTAAGAAAATTTTCGTAGATTTTCTTTAAATTATTGTAAAGAATTTCAATAATTTGATCTGCTGTAACAAAAACATAATCCATGCTTTATCACAATCACAAACATAAAAAATAATGAATATCACATGAAATAAAAATTTCAATTTTTTTTATTATTAAAAATCAAAGTTTTTTGTATTGCAATTACAACTAGAATAAGATGGAAAATCTTTAAATTGTAGTCTAGTGACATATAAAATAATCTTAATCTTAATCCAGAATCTAATCCTGAATCTAATCACAATCCTAATCCAGAACTTAATCTAGAACCTAATCTTAATCTAGGTCTTGCTCCGGGTCTTGCTTCGGCTCTTGCTCTAGATCTTGGTCTTGGTCTTGGTCTTGGTCTTGCTTTTGGTCTTGATCTAGATCCTGGTCTTTTCTCTTCTCTAAGGTTATTTCATTCACTAAATCTGAAAAATACACTCTTTTTTTTTCTTTCTTAATCTCCTGTTCTGGATTTTGCTCATTCTCGAGTTGAAGCTTCTCCAGCTTCTCCAGCTTCTCCAGCTTCTCCAGCTTCTCCAGCTTCTCCAGCTTCTCCAGCTTCTCCAGCTTCTCATTGAGTTCTAGCTCTTGCTTCGTATCATATAGGTCTTGCAATTGCTCATACTCGAGATTTTGCTGTTCTTGCTTTTCTAGCTTCATTGCCTCAAGCTCTTGCTCCGTATCAAATAGATGTTGCATTTGCTCATACTCGAGTTTTTGCTTTTCTATCTTCATCAGCTTCATCTCCTTGAGTTCTTGCTTCATCGCTTCTAGCTCTCGGTTCATCTCTTTTATCGTCTTGTCTTGCTCTAATATTGTTTTGCCCTGCTTCATAATCGTTTCCTCATGGTCGCGAATTGTCATTACTCTTCTCCAAAACAAACGATTCTGACCCAGTATTATCTCGTCTTTCTCCGAAATTTTCTTGTTTTGCAATCGAATTATTATTGTCTTGTTCCAGATCGTATTCTCATGTGATTCGATTGTCTTGTTCTGCTCCCTAATTGTCTTTTTCAGCTGCTTAATCTCTTCCGAACACTCTTCGTTTTCCTTGTTGAGGAATTGACAAAATGATGCAACTTGCATTGTCATGATGTACTATTCGTAAACATTAAAAATGATTACATTGATCAATAATTACAAATTTCAATTTTTTTATTGTTATAAAAAAATCTTTATAGTCTTCAAAAATAGCCTCTTTCAAGATACATATTTTTTGAAGATTGATTGACTAGTCTATAAAGCCAAATACTCATTGTTGTCATTGTTGTCATTGTTGTCATTGTTGTCATTGTTATTATCGTTGTCATCTTCATTTTAGTTATCATTGTCATCGTTATCTTCATCTCCATCTTCATCGTTATCTTCATCTTTATCTTCATCTTCATCTTCATCTTCATCTTCATCTTCATCTTCATCTTCATCTTCATCTTCATCTTCATCGTCATAGTCAAATAAAATATTATCTGTTGCGTTGTTAAATGCAATTAATGCAGCATTGGCCATTCCAATGTTTACGATAATTTCATTTGATCTCTCAATATCTGTTAGGTCCAAGGCAATTGATGCGTTTTGTAACTTAACCTTTGCATCTTTAAATCTATTATTTGCAGTTACAACCACACCACTATAAAAAATAATTTTGTGATTAGTTATCATAGCTTCAGTAATAGCAGCAATTGCATCATTTGGAGAACATGTTGCGTTCTTTGCATCATCAGTTATTGTTGCAAAGAATGTTGTGATTGCTTCAATCTTTACATTAGCTAGGATAATATTTGCTTCTAATAACCAAATATAAGCATCTGTTTCATTAACAATAGCATTAATAAAGGCTAGTGTCAGGGCCATAGAACTAGAAAGATTTTTCATAAGGATAATAATTTTTTTAGATGAATCTAATGAATCTAAAATATTTTTAGTTACTTTTTGTAATTCTATTCCCGTTGCAATGCTAATATTATCTATTTTCTTAATATTTGCAATGTGCATAGCAAATGATGCGTTAGTTTTATTTGCTTTTGCATCTATAAGAGTATCAATTGCATCTGCTACCATAGTTTCAGCATTTATAATTTTCGGATCAACTGACATAGCATTAGTAAAGGTTTCAGTTACATCCTTTGCAGTAATTGTTGCTGTTGTAGCTATAACAGTCATTGCCATCAATGATGATTTAATAACTTCAATCTTTGCACGCGCAAGAGTTATTTTTGCCTTAAAAACATTTACTTTAGAAATTGTTTCATTAACTATAGCATTAATATATTTGTTAGAGAGACGTATAGAATTAGAATTTTCAATTTCCATAATGTTTCATTAGTATATAAAATAATGACTAGCGCAACATATAAAAAATTCAATTTTTTAATTTATTTATATAAATTAAACTTGCTATAAGATGATTTTAATAAATCATATTTAAAATTATTTTTATATTGCGTATGATTTTGTTGTTTAATCAAAACTGTAATATTTATGATTATAAAAATAATAGAAAATAACATCATAATCATAAATATTACACCAGTGATTACAAAATAGTGTTGTTTTTGTATATTTTGTCCCATAATATTTTTAATTTTTGTTTTATCATATTCTAATTTGGAATACAGCTCTAACAGATTTTCTTCTTTTTTATGTTTATTATATGATACAATATTTATATTCATATTTATTTTTGTTGTTTTTAATTTTTAATTACTATTTTATATTATTTAAATTCAATTTTTTAGACTTTCTTATAGTAATTAAGTTAAAGTTTGGCTTTATTTTGAAACAAATTAGGGTTTATTGTTTCTTGTTTTTTATTTTTAGCTCGAAGCTTCATATTTTGAACAAGAAGTTCTTTATTTTGAACTTGAATATTCATATTTTGAGTTATAAGTTCTTTGTTTCGAGCTAAAAGCTCAAAATTTCGAGAAAGAAGCTCTGTATTTTGAACTAAAAACTCTTTATTTTGAATTAGATCTTTATTTTGAACCAGTATTATGTTTTGAGCTACAAGTGCTTTATTTTGAACTTGTAGCTCTTTATTTTGAACTATTAGCTCTACAATTTTCTTTTCAAGCTCTGTAATTTGTTTATTAAGCTCAGTATTTTGCTCTTCAATTACAGTGTTTTGCTCTTCAATCTCTATGCTTTGCTGAATAGCTCGTTCATCAAATAGTATTTTTAGGTTATCAATTATAGCATTTTGCTTTTCAATCTCTTTATTTTTTGATTTGTCAAGCTGTTTCATCATATCATAAATTATTAAATCTAATAATTTATCTGATTTAGCCATGAGTAATTATTAGATCTAATAATTAATATTACAAAATAATAAAAATTCAATTTTTTATATAAATTGAATTTTTATCTTTAAAAAATTTTTAAAAATAAAAAAAAATTTTAACAGTTGAGATCCATTCTCTAAATCTAATTCAAGTAACTATATTTAGTAACTCAAAACTAATCTTCAGCGGTTTCATTGTCTCAAGCTACTCAAGCTACTCAAGCTACTCAATCTACTCAAGCTACTCAAGCTTCTCCAGCGTCTCCATCGACTTCAGCAGCTCCGGCTACTCCATCGACTTCAGCTGCTCCGGCTTCCGCTACTCCATCAACTTCGACTCCAGTCTGCTCTTTCATTACCAGCATCCTAGCCATGATACTGATGATTTCTTTTTCGTGGATATCGTTTTGCGAGATCAATGCAAGATCCATCGCTAACTTAGCCCTCGCTTTAAAGATTAGTAGGTTTTCGATATGCGATTGATTGAGCGCAGTGATAATATTATCGTGAAACTTCTTGAACAATGTGATATCATTGTTGTGAGACTCAATAAGTCTCGTGATATCATTGTTGTGAGACTCAATAAGTCTCGTGATCTCATCGCTGTGAGAGTTATTGAGCATCTTAATCTCATCGCTAGTCTTTTGCTTTTTGAACTTTGGAAATTCTTCAGTCTCTTGAGAAGACATGACTCATAAATATAAAAAAAAATGAACATTTCAATCTAAAAAAATTTCAATTTTTTTTTCTTGTAGATACTGTCTTTTAACAGTTCTTCGATACAACTATAAATAAAGCAACTCTTTGTGCAACTCCTAGTTCAACTCAAACTCCTAAAGCAGCAACATCTTCCAGAACTTGTTCTATTTCTGTATTGAGCTCTGCTATTATCTCCGCCTAGAGCTCTGCCATTCAATATAAAGCAACAACATCATCATCATCATCATACATCACTGTCATAATTTTTGCATAGAGCTCTGCCTGGAGCTCTGCCTTGAGCTCTGCCTTTTATCTCTGCATAGGCTCGATCGACTTCAGCTGCTCTAGTAACTCAATTGACTCCAGCTGCTCTAGTAACTCAATTGACTCCAGTAGCTCCAGCGGTTTCATCGACTCCAGTAGCTCCAGCGGTTTCATTGACTCCAGTAGCTCCAGCGGTTTCATCGACTCCAGTAGCTCCAGCGGTTTCATCGACTCTAGTAGCTCCAGCGGTTTCATCGACTTCAGCTGTATCGGCTTCGACCATTTCATCATCACTATTATATAAAGCAGTAACCTCATTATCATACGTCATTGCCATCATTTTTTCATAGAGCTCTGTCTTGAGCTTTCTGATCTTTACCTTGAGCTCTGCCTCGAGCTCTGCCTTGAGCTTTGCCATGAGCTCTGCCTCGAGCTCTGCCTTGAGCTTTGCCATTATCTCTGCCTTGAACAATGTGATCTCATCGCTGTGAGAGTTATTGAGCATCGTAATCTCATCGCTAGTCTTTTGCTTTTTGAACTTTGGAAATTCTTCAGTCTCTTGAGAAGACATGACTCATAAATATAAAAAATAATGAACATTTCAATCTAAAAAAATTTCAATTTTTTTTTCTTGTAGATACTGTCTTTTAACAGTTCTTCGATACAACTATAAATAAAGCAACTCTTTGTGCAACTCCTAGTTCAACTCAATCGACTCCATCGACTCTAGCGGTCCCATAGACTCAATCGACTTCAGCTGCTCTAGTAACTCTATTGACTCCAGTAGCTCCAGCGGTTTCATCGACTTCAGCTGCTCTAGTAACTCCATCGACTCCAGTAGCTCCAGCGGTTTCATCGACTTCAGCTGCTCTAGTAACTCTATTGACTTCAGCTGCTCTAGTAACTCTATTGACTTCAGCTGCTCTAGTAACTCTATTGACTCTAGTAGCTCCAGCGGTTTCATCGACTCCAGTAGCTCCAGCGGTTTCATCGACTCTAGTAGCTCCAGCGGTTTCATCGACTCCAGTAGCTCCAGCGGTTTCATCGACTCTAGTAGCTCCAGCGGTTTCATCGACTCCAGTAGCTCCAGCGGTTTCATTGACTCCAGTAGCTCCAGCGGTTTCATTGACTCCAGTAGCTCCAGCGGTTTCATCGACTCCAGTAGCTCCAGCGGTTTCATCGACTCTAGTAGCTCCAGCGGTTTCATCGACTTCAGCTGTATCGGCTTCGGCCATTTCATCATCACTATTATATAAAGCAGTAACATTATTATCATACGTCATTGCCATCATTTTTGCATAGAGCTCTACCTTGAGCTTTTTGATCTTTACCTTGAGCTCTAGCTCGAACTCTGCCTTGAGCTTTGGCATTATCTCTGCCTTGATCTCTGCATAGAGCTCTGGCTTGAGCTTGAGCTTCTTGAGCTTTGCCATTATCTCTGCTATCTCTGCCTTGAGCTTTGCCATTATCTCTGCCTTGAGCTTTGCCATGAGCTCTTCCTTGGCATCAAAATATAAAACTTGTTCAATTTCTGAATTGAGCTCTTTCATTATATCTGCATTGAGCTCTGCCTTGAGCTTTTTGATCTTTGCCTTGATCTTTGCCTTGATCTTTGCCTTGAGCTTTACCTTGAGCTTTTTGATCTTTACCTTGAGCTTTTTGATCTTTACCTCCTGCTTGGTAAGGCGTGCATTGAAATTAGAAAGAGCCCTCGCTTGATTACAGATTTGGGTCGTCATGTATGTTACTCTGCGATTGAGATCAATTATTTGATCTGACGTTTCAACTGACATTTCAGCTAGTGTTTTTGAAGTAGTGACTCATAAATATTAAAAATAATAAAGATCTTAATAAAAAAAAAATTCAATTTTTTTATTAACTTTATAGTTTTTTTAATTATCTGTGTTTATAACAGCTTTTTGTTTATGTTCTATTTCAAACTCTGTCTTAATAATAACTATTTTATTCTTCATATTTGTTTTAAATCGAGTTTTTAATTCTATTTCTTTCATATCCAACTCTATCCTAAAATTTTTTATTAGCTCTAATTTTTTTTTATTTAGCTTATCAAAAAGTTCTAATTCTAATACAGTAGAAGACATTTTGTTGTTTATTTTAAATTATAAATATTACATAATAATTATAATTCAATTTTTTATATAAGTATTTAATTATATGTGTTACTGTTATAAAATAGTGTAAGAATTGTTATTAAAATAATAATTGTCATTACTTTAGTAATATTGTAATGTTGTTTTTTTTTATTAAGATTTTCATAATACTTAATCTTTTTTTTAAGAAGAAGTATTATGAAAACAATCCATTTGGCAGAATTATTACAATTATTTTTGAAAAAAGTTTTAATAAATTCAATATCAAGTTCAAATTCATCATTTGTTAAAAGAAAATAATGATAACCAATATCATTAAGCCTATTCTCTAAAATTATAACATGTTCTTTAAGTTCTTTGAGTTCTTTGAGTTCTTTAATAATATTCTCTGACATTTTACACCTTTGGACATTTAAAATGCCGATTTAACAGCAAAAAAATATCTAAAAATAGTAAAAATTTGGTTATAACATAGCGTGTACTATGTATGAATTCTCGTAAATATGTCAGGTCTTCTTCCTATTGTAAATATACTCTTTACAATATTTAACATATTTTGAACGGCATTCTTATCTCTATTATGAATTATCTCGCATTTCTGCTTATCCTCTTGATGAGAAAGTAATCCATTAATAGTTATTTTTTTATTAACTTTTATATCATTA